ATGCCTAAAATCGTAACGCCTTTAAGCCTGTCTCAAATCAAAACCGCCAAACCGAAAGACAAAGTTTACAAACTTTCCGACGGCGGCGGACTGGCTTTATGGGTTCTGCCGTCCGGCACTAAATCTTGGCGGCTACAATATCGCCGATCCGATGGGAAAATGGACACGATGACTTTAGGACTTTTCCCACGCTTCGGGTTAGCAGATGCTCGCGCTTGGCGGGATGAGATGTTGTCTAAAATTAAAAATGGCATAAATCCCAAATTGATTTCAGACGACGTAGCCGCAGCATATCGGTTTGAAAATTGTTTGGCGCGGTGGTTTGACAAATGGCGTAAGTCTGGGGGTAAGCAGATAACTGGGAAGAATCCCCGTTATGCGGCGCAGGTATTGGCTGCGATTGAGCTTAATGTCTTACCGACATTCAAGGGGCGCGATATTCGGTCAATCACTACAGCTGAAGTTGTCGCGGTGTTGCGCAAGATGGAGCAGCGGCAGGCGTTGGAGTATCTGCGGAGGGTAAAAGGTAACTTAGGTCTGATGTTTGATTATTTTGTTGCTGACGGCTCTATCCCTTCGAATCCTGTTGCGGTCATCGGCAAGCAGGTTTTTGACAAACCGCCCGAACGTCATTTCGATGCTTTGCGATTCGACCAACTCCCCCTTTTAGTTGAACGCCTCGAAACGTCAAAAGATATTGGGGACCGAGCGCGGCTTTTAATTTACTGGCAACTGTTGAGCATGACGCGCCCGTCGGAAGCGGCAGGGACTAGGCTGTCAGAAATAAATCTCAAGGCAGGCATTTGGGAAATACCTATCGAGCGAATGAAGACACGCCCGCATATTGTCCCATTGAGTGCGGCTTTGAAAACTATTTATTTCGAGGCTATCCGCCTTAATGTGAACGGTATTTATTTGTTTGAGGGCGCGGGATTCGCTAAACCCATGTCCTCCGAAACTGTCCGAATAAAACTACGCTCCAAGATGGGACTTAACACAACGGCGCACGGCCTCCGAAGTTTGGCGCGAACATACCTACGCGAAGTTTATAAAATCCGCAGAGATGTTGGAGAGATGCTACTTTCTCACGGTATATCCGACAAGACAGAACGCGCCTATGATCGTTCCGAACTTTTAGATGAGCGGCTGGAGATGCTCGAGAACTTAGGGCGCGATGTCATGGCTCTTCGCGACCGTTATCGCATTAAATGATGTTATTCGCTATGTGGTCGTCTGCTTTTTCAGACGACCTTTTTTTTGTGTTGCCGACTCTGCGACGGCGGGCGGCGCGCGCTCCCCCTCCACGCCCGCGGGCTTTGCGGGGGTGTGTTTTTTTATGCAGTGATAGAGTAGGCGGGAATCCTTATATTTCATGGGGTTTTCGGGGATTTTTGGATGTTAGTTTTTTATGCGTTTTTATGCAAGATTATGCATTTTCATGCTGATTTATGCACCGCCTTTAAAATACAATAATAAAGCCGTCTGATTTTTTTCAGACGGCTTTTTTCAATCGATTTTTAGGGCTTGTAATAACTGGTCTGTGACGTATTGCAAATCCTCTTTCGGCAATCCCAATAACAGGCGCGATGGTAGGTTTTTACCGGAATTACCATCTTCGTGTTCAGTGGCAATGTCTGCCGCTGAACCGCCGAACCAACCAATTTGCGCGCGGTTGGCATCTGCCTTTTGACGCAGCCAGCGGGCGGCACCGAGACGTCGGAACATTGCCATTCGGGATGCTGTCGACGTTTTCAGGTATAAATATTCTCGTCGGAATCCCAACAGTCCGCGTTCTCCCTCGAACCGAACTAATTCTTTTCCGTTTTCCGTCCGGCTGTATGCGATGCGCCCTGTGTAGTTGTCACCGTATTTTTCCCCGAAAAAACGAAACGGTCGACCGTTCAGCCCTTCGCCATCCCGTATGCGGCGGAACATAAAGCGGTCGCCCTGCCGCTTAGCCATTGGATTGCCGTCAGGCTCCACGTTTGCCCGAATCCGTTCGCGGTTCCGGCGGCGCAGTTCGGTTGCGATTGTACGCAAAAGTTTGGCGCGGACAGACGGCTTGAGTTGCAGTGACAGATGGCGGATTTGCGCGACAAACTCTTCCAATTCTTGCATTTGTTTATCCTTTTAGCAAAAAGGGCGCATGATTGCGCCCCGCATTGATGCCTAAAAAGCCTGTCTCGGCGGCTCCGCCTTGACTTTGTATGTAACCAAACCATTATCATCAAGTCCGGCGATGACGGTCTCAGTCAATTTAAGCTCTATCATCACATCCCACACATCCGACTCTATCGGTTCAGCTTCAAAAATAAAGGCGCGTGATGATGCGTCCGCACCCGGACATAAAATATCCGGCTGATTCTCTTGCAACCACTTGTTCACAATCAAAAAAAGATACGCAGGATCGCGATGGAACTCCTGAATAAAAATATTGAGCGTGTACTTCGCTTCATAACTCAATGTATTTCGTTTCGGAATAATCTGCCCCGACAAAACCGTCAAACGAAGACGGTCAGGGGCGTCTTTAAACTCCGGCAGCGTTTCTTGTATGGCAAGACGCAGGCTTTTGGGCTTTTCCATTATCAGACGACCTTATTTTTTAAACCGCTGCCGCTGCTCTTCGATACGTTGGCAGTCAATACACAATCGGCAACCCGGTACTGCTTCTCGACGCGCTTCGGGGATGATTTCACCGCACTCTTCACACTCTTGGGCGGATGGCGCGGCGGACTCTTGTTCCTTTTGGCGTAACAGCCAGAATTCGCGCATTTTTTGCTCTAAGTCGCAGGCTTGGTCGATGATGTCGGTCATGGTGTAGCTTTCCCTTCTTCATCTCCTGTGAGGCAGGCTGACAAAGCGTCGCGATAGAGGCGGCATTGTTCAAACGCCGAGCGATAGGCAATCAAGGCGCGAACCATGTCCGCATTGGTTGTAATCTCTTCGGGCGGGTAGGCTTCACACTTCGGTACCGGCGGGCATGACTCGGCAGCCTGTACAGATACCGGCGGATTATGGGCGCAGGCAGCAAGGGCAATGGCTGCGACGAGAACGGAGAGACGTTTCATGTTTTATCTTTCATAGTTTGATGTTTAAAAGGGCGCATGATTGCGCCCCGCTGTTATTTTTTATTGATGGTTTTGGCTACATCTTCGGGCAGTTTTTCAGACGACCATTCATGATGCTTAGTCAGTGCTGCTTCGACTTGGCTGTTTTTTTCAGCCTGCACCTTCATAATTTGGTTTACCTGCTCCTGCAAACTTTGGGCGCGTGCTTTATAAATCCTGATTGTTGCGTCTTTCGACTTGATGGCGGCTTCCTGCGCGGCGACTGTTTGTGTCAGTGCCTTATTACTTTTTCGCATGTACATCAAGCCATATCCGAGGACGGCAACGGTCAGGATATAAGATACGACAACAACAATAGCTGTTTTCATATCATCTCCCTTCCTAGGCCTCGCTCACGCCTGCTGCCGCAGTGCCGGTAACGATGGGCAGGTTATAACGCTCCTCTGACGGGAACGATTTAACCGGCTTACCATCAACCAATTTAGACGGCCAGTAGTAGCCATCGATGTCGGCGGCGTTAAACGGCACGATTGATACGGCATTGCCCTGATTACCGCCCCATCCCATAATCTGCCCTTTGGCGTTTTTGCCGCCAACGAAAAACACATGGCCACCGCCTTTGCGGGATTTCACGGCGATACAGCCATAGGCAGGTTTAGACAGCTTGGTTAGACCTGCTTCAGACCATGCCTTTGCACGATACCAATCCTTGATGACGGCGCGCCCGCTTTTGCCGAGACAGTACCCGACAAACAGACCGCACCAAGGCGTCTCGTCGTCTGCGTACCACGCTTTTGCAGCATTAGGAAAGTTTCCCATCTCTTTGAGCCAAGACTGGATAATCGGGTTATGTTTCGCACCGACGATTTCTCTTAATCCGAGGTGCCGGCGGGCTTCCGCCATCCAAGGCAATTCAGCCATATTTTTTTCCTTTAGGTGTGTGTTTTAAATATTTTTCCGCCAGTCGCTCATAAATTTTTCGCGCGATGTGTTTGCTGCATTGCGTTTCAAAAATCCTTGATTTGCTGCGATAGGTCGGGTTTTTTTCGGGTTAATTTTGCTGACATTTCCGCCGCTCCATAACACTGCACCCGTGTGCAGGGCGAGGCCGAAAATCAGTAGCCATGTTGTGAGGGATTCGAGGGCAAAGGCGGCGGCCAGTGCGAGACTGCAAAACCACACGATAGACAGATAGGCGATTGCCGCACTCAACGGCTTATGCGTCTTTCCACGCGCGTCAAACATGATGATTCTCATGGCAGCGGTCAGGGATAAAGCAATGATGGCGGTGGTTTGGACGGTATTCATACCCCTTCTTCCTCTTCCAATTCCGTGTTTTTCGGACGACCTTGGTCAATCAGGCGCATGATGCGTTGCAGTCCCAATACCAAACCGGCAGAAAAGAGGGCCGCAGCAGTAAAACTATTGATGCGCAGCTCGTCGCCCGGCATCAGCCAGTTAACAATATCTTCCGCTCCGTCGTAACCAAAAATACCGCCAACAAAGGACACGGCAAACAACCAAGCCTTATTGATCGGGCGTTCTGCCTTTTGGCTTAGGACAAACAGGGATGCGCCGATAAGCGCGCCAAACGCGACGGAGGCATGGACGTGGTAGCTTCCGATGACGATAACGGCGGCATTGACGGCGGTGGTGGTTTTATCGTGGGTCATAACGTCTCAATCCCATAGGTTCAGGGTGGATTTTTCTTGTATTTCTTCGTTTTGCGCTGCTTCGTGCAGCCTTATTTTTATGCCGGCGGGCAGCAGGGCAGGGTAGGCGGACAAGCCGTAATTTGCTGTCAGGATGCGCTCGGTATGCCCTGCCGATGTGCCATAGTGCCGCCATGCGATATTTGCGACGGTGTCGCCTTCTTTCGTTATGTATTCCATTTCAGATTAATTCCGCATCGCATCTTCTTTCGCCCATGACGGCGGCGGTCGCGTAGTGGGCTTCGCGGCGGTAGTCCTCCGCCTGACTTTGCTTCATTTCTGCTCGCTCGCCCGCTTTCCCCGATGGCTCTGTGTCCGCGTATTTTTCAAGCAGCAGGGATTTGGCGTAGCAATAGACGGCGCGGCGGTAATGGATGGTTTTGACGGATTCGCCATTGATGACGTCGTCTGAATCGCCAGTTTCGGCAAGCGTGGATTTGCCGACCTGAACGGCTGAAATACGGTATTTTTTAAGCTGTCCGTTGACGTGTGCGACGGCTTCAAGGGCAGCGTGATATACGCGCGAACTGGATATGTTCGCCTCTATCCGCATGACTTCGCGGAAGTTTGTTAAGTCAATAACGGGAAAAAACGGAATGCTTCGGATTTCGGATTGGTCGAATTCCTGCCGCCCTTGGTCGGGGGTATCGGCGAAAACCATCGTCATGATTTGTATCCAAACTGAAGAAGCCCGCCCGATATTCAGGCGGGCTTCGGAATAGAGGCGCAGAGGCTTTTACGGATAAGGCCGTCCGCGATTAATCGGGAGGACTTTCCGTAGGCTTGCGCCCGGCGGGGGGAAGATTTCAGCCTTCAAGCTGTTTTTTGAGTGCGGAAATACGGGATTTGACGCCGATTTTTTCGGAATACTTCAAAGCGGATTCGTAGTAGCCTACGGCACCCTGCACGTCTCCGGCTTCTTCGGCACGCTCGCCACATGCTTTGAAAAACTTGGCGCGCACAATGTCCGTCAGATTGATTGTGTGCATACCTGTCTCGTCATCCGTACTGCTCAAGAGGGCGAGCAATTCAGTATGATTTTCGGGACTTAAAGCGGCACCGGTGGCAAATTGCTCTGCCAACTCTTCGATCAACAGGTCAGGCAAGTCGCGGCGGTAGTCGTCTTGCACCTGCATACCATGCTTGATGGCAAACAGAATGTACGGCACGGCAGTATCGAGGTCGCCAATGTCAATCAGCCACAAAAGTGCGGTAGTGAAGACAGGGTCTGATTCAGACGGCGCTCCTGCTTGATACACGTCTTCAAGCCACGGCAGATATTTCAAAATCATGCCTTTTTTGGCTTGGACCTTATCGGAAACCGCTTTGATTTGGCTCAATACGGCACGGTCTGCGTTGAGGGAGGCGAGCAAGCGGCGGTACGGTTCGGCGGCATTGATGTCCTCTCCGTTTTGCGCGGCTTGCTCGGCCAAAACTTGTTGTTTATGTGCTTGGGCGGGTGTCATTATTTTTCTTTCGGTGATGTCGTCTGAAACTCAATCGCCGAAACCCATACGGGGTTAAGCTCGTTTCAGACGACCTTTTGACAGCCGACGGACGCTTGATGCTCTTTTTTTAGTCCGTCGGAATTTTTACTTCACGATTTTGATGTTTTCGACCAAGGCGGCCGCGCCATACTCTTCGACAACATAGCAGATGTTTTCCGATTGATAGTCAGCGATGCGGTCAAATTCAGGCTCGTCCACCAATTTGCGGCGGTGGCCGCCTTTATGGAAGTAAATCGACAGATTTTCCAGCGGCGTAACCAGCAGGGTATTTTTCGGGAAATATGGCACGGTAACGACCGGCAGACCGCCCAAGCGTTTTTCGCTCATGATGATGTCGGCTGGACGCAGCTCGCTTGCCTTATTGCCTGCCTCTTTGATGACCGCGAAGTATTTTTCGGACAACAAAGATTGATGGCAGATAACGGTCATGCCCGGCATGTCGTGGAACTCTTCGTCGATCAGGTTTTCCATCACGTCGGTAACGAGATGGTCGATTGAGGTGTACGGTTTACCTGTACCGATTTCGATTGCCTTAGCAGCCCCGCCCATGACGTTGGTCGCGGCATTTTCGCGCAGGTGTTGCAACCAGCCTTTTTGTACATCCTGCAAGAGCGGATTGCTGGCAAAGTTGGTGGTCGCAGCGGCAGACGTGCCGTTGAAGCCGATGGCAATCAGGCTCAACGCTTTGGATTTGACGAGCTGGTTATTAATCAGCTTGACGTATTCGGGTTGGGCGCTCCAAGAGTCCATGTCGTCATAGCTGACTTGAGTGTCAAAATTGACTTTTTTGCACAAATACTGGCGGTCGCTCAGGTTGTGATATGGCTTGGGCTGGCGGCGGACGCTGCCGTCGCCGTTTTTGGTATCGGTACGGGAGGCATTCAAGCCAGTCGATAAACCGATAATGGATCCGGCAATTTCGGTTTTGCTGATGATGTTGATTTTCTGCAAGAAAGTAGATTGCAGACGTACTGCTTCGCGCATTTTTTGAGATACGGCGGGCTGTACGTTAAATTGTCGCGCAATACCTGCGGCGGTCGTGCCGTTGGCTTTTGCGACGGCATTGATGTATTGCTGAATGTATGGGTGCATTTTTCGCCTTTACTTTGTTATCAATATTCGGAATCTGCGACGGTTGTCGCGCCGGTATGCGCGGTGGCGGCATTGACGGGGGTTGATTCGACTTTTGCTTTAAATGCCTCGAATTCTTGTCGCAATGCCGCGTAGTCTTCGACGATTTTTTCAGTGATTTGCGCCGATTGCTCCAATTCTTTGTTCAGGGCGGCGATTTCTTGGCTGTAATCGATTTTCTGCGGTTCTTGGCTTGGCTGTTCGGTGGCTGTTTTTTTGCTGAACATTGCGTCGTGAATGACGGCAAAAATGCCTTTTTTCTCTGTTTTCGGTTGAGTTTCGGCTTGGGGCATATCTTGACTTTCCATTTGTGTGTATGCGGCGGTGAAATTGGGGTCGTCTGGTGCAATTTGTCGGAATTTGAGCATTGTTGTACCCATCGAGGCGGGCGAGTCGGTCATCGCGAGACCAACCAAATAGGCTTTGCCGGTATCGCCGAACGGCTTCATCAACTCCATCGAGGTGAAGACTTTTTCGCGGTCTTTGATGTAGCCCAGCATTTTTTCAGTCGGGTCGATACGGGCATACAAACGGGTCACGCCGTCGGCGGTTTCTGCTTTGAGTTCGAGGACGTCGCCCAATCCCGAATAGTCGTTTTTCGGGCTGTATGGGCGGTAATGTTCGAGATTGATGCGCGCGCCGTACAACTCGGGGTCATATGCGGCAGCGGCGGCAATGAGGTCGGCGGATTCGATGGTGCGTCCATCAACGGTCGCGCCTGATTTGCCGATGCAGAACCATCGGTCGCTGAATTTTTCTTGGGTTGATTTGGCGAATTTATTCATTTTTGCCTGCTTTGATATTTGTCCGCTTTATTTTGTCATTTGCGCGTATCGAGGCAAGCGACGGGGGTTTTCCGTGTGATTTTCAAGTCATGCTAAATGGGCGTGTCGGGCGTATTTGCCCGAAAATCGGGGGATTAAAGATATTTTTTGAGCTAATGGAAAAACGTCAGAACATCGAAATCGCGCAGAATATAGACCCGCGCCTTGTGGCGCGTTCTCTTTACTGGCAGGGCTGGAAGATTACCGCTATCGGGCGGCATTTGGGGCTGAAGCCCGCCACAGTGCATTCTTGGAAGCAACGTGAAAACTGGGATGGCGGGACGCCGATGCAGCGCGTCGCCTCTTCTATTGAGGCGCGCTTAATCCAACTCGTCAACCTCCCGAACAAATCGGACAGCGTTTACAAAGAAATGCGCCAGCTTTCCGCACTAATGAGCGGGGAGGGTAGTAAAAGGTCGTCTGAAAAATTGGAAACGCCTCCGAACAACCGCTTTGACGGCGCAGACAAGCCGCCTTTTGACAGCGTGCCGACCATAGACCGCCCGCCGCGTGAACGTACCGAGCGCACCGAACGCAGCCGCACCCGCTCCGTCGAAAAACCGCCGAAAAACTATATCGCACCCGAGCAGCAGCAGCGCATGATAGAGATTTTCGAAGAGCAGTGTTTCGATTATCAGCGGTATTGGGGCGAGATTTATCGGACGCACCGTTTCCGAAATATCTTAAAAAGCCGCCAAATCGGCGCGACTTTCTACTTCGCCCGCGAAGCCTTCCTGAACAGCCTAAAAACGGGCATCAACTCAATTTTCCTGTCCGCGTCCCGCGCGCAGGCGTATCAGTTCAAGCAATACATCCTGAACCTCTGCAAGATGGTCGATGTCGAGCTAAAAGGCGGAGATACCATCTCGCTGCATAACGGCGCGGAACTGCATTTTTTAGGCACCAATTCGCGGACAGCACAGGGTCGCAACGGCAACTTGTACGTCGACGAATATTTCTGGATTCCCGATTTCGAGCGTTTGCAAACGCTCGCCGAGCCGATGGCGAGTCAAAAGCACCTGAAGACGACCTATTTCTCCACGCCGTCATCCGAAGGCCACCCCGCTTATGGTTTTTGGTCGGGCGCGATGTTTAACGAAGGCCGTCCCAGAAGAGAGCATATCAAGCTTGATTTGAGCCATGCCGCTTTAAAACACGGTCGTCAGGATGCCGACGCGCAATGGCGGCAAATCGTCACGATTCATGATGCGCAGGAATCAGGCTGCAACCTCTTCGATATTGACTACCTTCGGCAGCGCAACTCGCCCGACAAGTTTGCGCAGCTTTTTGAATGTCAATTCGTCCCTGACGGCGAGGGCGTGTTTCACTTTGCCGACCTGCAAGCCTGCGGCGTCGAATCGTGGGATTGGACTTGGTACAAACCTGACATGATGCGCCCGGCGGGTAATATCCCTGTATGGATAGGCTACGACCCGAGCTATACCGGCGACGCGTCCGGCTTGGTGGTCGCCGTTCCACCACAACGCAACGGCGAACCATTCAGAATCTTGGAAACGCACATGATTAATGGGGCGGACTTCGAATCTCAAGCGAAAATCATTCGCGGCATGACCGATAAATTCAACGTTACCAAAATCGTCATCGACGCAAACGGTATCGGCGCGGCGGTGTACGACCTTGTTAAAAAATTCTACCCGCCCGCCATCGGCATGACCTACACGCCCGACATCAAAGGGATGATGGTTTTAAAAACGCAGAACCTGCTCAAAAACAAACGTATCGAGTGGGACGCGGGCAAAATAGATTTGCAGATGGCGTTTATGTCCGTCCGCCGCGCCATTACCGCCAGCGGACGAAACATCACTTACGAATCGACGCGCAGCAAAGCCGCCAGTCATGGCGACTTGGCTTGGGCAGCGATGATGTTGTTTTATCAAGAGCCGTTGGACAATGTTGTCAGCGGACGTTTTGAGATTGATAGTTAAAGGATTTTTATGTCTGATTTAAATTCGACAGGCAATGAACCACGCACAGATTTAGAGATTTTCAGTTGGGGTTACGACGAGCGTTTGTCTTGGCTCGGCGCGGCGTGGGAATGCGCCGACAACGGCCATTACTACGAACTGCCCGTCAATCAAGAGGACTTGATCGGATTGCTCCGTGCCGGCGTACATCATTCGTCCGCCCTGCATTGCAAGCTGAATGTCTTAACCTCCACATTCGAACCGACCGCGCTTTTGAGCCGCGCCGAATTTAAAAAGCTGGCATTCAATTTCCTTGTAACCGGCAACGGCTATCTGTCGGCGGAGCGCAACCGCTTCGGCAAGGTTTTGGAATTCAAAAACCGCCTGTCCGTCTATATGCGGCGGTCGTCTAAAAAATACGAAAAAGACGGTTACTTCTATCTGCGTTCGCACGTCATCGCGACGGCTGACTTTATCCCCAAATCCGACGTCATCCATTTGATGCAACCCGATTTGGTGCAAGAGGTTTACGGCATCCCCGACTATTTGGCTGGTTTAAGTTCGGCGGAGCTTAACCGCTCGGCGACAACCTTCCGCCGCCGCTACTACGACAACGGCAGCCATGCAGGCTTTATCGTGTACGCAACCGACAACAACATCAACAACGACGACTGGAACAATCTCAAGGACCAGTTTAAAAAAGCGCAGCGCGAAGGCAATTTCCGCAATGTCTTCCTGCGCTCGCCCGACGGCAAGTCCGACGGTATCAAACTGATTCCGATTTCAGAGGTGGCGGCCAAAGACGATTTCCTGAATATTAAAAACGTGTCTGCCCAAGACATGCTGACGATACATCGCGTCCCACCATCATTGATGGGGGTCGTTCCGACGGCAGCGGGCGGATTGGGCGATGCCCGGACTGCGGCGGAAGTGTTCGCCGCGAATGAAATCGAGCCGATACAGGCGGCGTTTCTCGAAGCAAACGACGCATTCGGCGCGGAAGTATTTAGATTTAAGCCGTACACTTTGGCAACGGTCGGTATCGGGAAATAGGAAAAGGTCGTCTGAAATGTTTCAGACGACCTTTTATTATCCATGTCATCTTTCGAAATACTCGTCCCGCATCCTAATTACCTCGTCCCGCTTATAGAGGTTGTCCCGTCCCACCAACTTCGGCTGTGGTATCAGCCCCGCGCGGCGGCGCGCCCAAATGGTTGTCGTGGACGGCGGCTTTTTGCCCGGTATCGTCCATAGTTTCTTCACTTCGTCCAGGGTAATGTATTCGCCCATTTTTATTCCTTTCCTATTGGTCAGTTTCTATTAATCAGTTTGTCATTCATTGCCTGCGACGCTTCACGGGCGGCGCGGGCGGATTTAAGAACGCTTTCGACGGTGTCGTATTGCGGTTTTTGGTAGCGGACCGTCTTCGCGCGGATATTGGCTTCGTCGGCGGCTCTGATGGCGGCGAAGTCAAAAACAGGTTCTTTCGGGGTCAGTCCGCTGACGAGCGGACGGCGCAGTTTCTCGATACCGTGGATGTATTCGCGGTAGTTTCGTTGTTCTTTTCGGGCGGCTTCGCCACGGATGGCGGTGTCTTTCGCTGCTGCTTCGATTTTTTCGCGGGTTTCGCGGCTCATGTATCCCAGTTCCTCGATGCTGGCCATATCAATCATGTCTTTTTGATATTCGTTTTCCAGTTCCGGGCTTAATCCGGCGTTTGCCAAACCGACGGCGTTTTGCACCGAAAAACCGTGTTTCCAAATAAGCCATTCGGCGGATTCGGTTTTTTCTAGGTCGGTCAGGGTTGCCGCCGCTGGGCGACTGCTTAATTTTTGTGCAGATTTGGGGTCGAATTTCATTTTCGTAGAGTTATTGACACAAGTCCAAGCGGCGGCGGTGCCGCCGTTTTTTTTCAAAACCCACGAATGGACGCGCGAAATTTCGACGCGTCCTGTGGCTTTTTCGTAAACGCCCATGATGCGGTCGGCAGGGATTTCGCCGTAGCAGTTCGGCTCGGTTGCCTCTTCGCGGTACAGTCCGAGACGGACGTCTTTACGAGATACAGATTCGCCGCCCAAAAGGACGGTAAAACGCATCCAGTCGCCCATATCGGCAGCCTGTTGGGCGAGCATTAAAAGGTCGTCTGAAGCGTCGGGATTGATTCGGCGCAGTTCGCGCCAGATAGTAACGGGGCAGCCGCCGATTTGCTGGAACTGGCGGATACCGTGATGACTTGCCCATGCGTCCACGCGGACGGCGGTTTCCGCCATGCTCAACAGCGCGTCAGACTCATAGTCAACGCCCAAGCCGTCACCGCTTTGACTTTTGCCGTCAATGTTTTTGGCGATATATTTGGCGATATAACCGGCAGCCGAACCGCGCGCCCAGTTGATGGCTTCAAAGTCAACACGGGCAGAGGCAGGGGTTTCCTTCCAAAATTTAAAATATTTGGATGCCCAGAATTTCTTCTCGGTTTTCAGACCGGCGCGAAGGGCGGCGAGCGTAGGCGCGCTGCCTTGTTCTTCACGGATTTTCGATTGGATTCGGCGGGCTTCCGCGTCCGCTTCTTCTAGGGTGTCGAAATATTTCAAACCCAGCTCTTCGCGGTTTTCACGACAGGCGTGTTTCGCCACGACGCGGCGGAAGGTAAGGCGGTGTTGCGCTTCCATGAAGACAAGCCCGTGCCAGTGCGGCGTGCCGTCGTGATGCGGCTCGGCAACACGGAAGCCGTAGATTTTGATTTTCAGACGACCTAATTCCGCACAGACACGCCCCCATACTTTATTCAAGTATGCCTGCGCCTGCGACGGCGTTTCGCCACTGAATTTCTCGTTCGGTTTGCCGAAGTGGTGCATACGGTGCATACGGGACGGGCAGGTAATCGTAAAAAATTCGCCGACGTGGTTTTTCAGGCGGGCGATTTCCTCGAATCCGCGAATCCGCACCATCAATTCGGCGCGGCGCAGGGCTGGGTTTGAGACAGAGACTTCGGACAAAGCCTCAAGCGTAAATTCTTGCCGCAGCTCATTAATCGCAATCATGGTTTGCAGCATGGCAAGGTTGCGACGCTTTTGAGACAGGCGGCGGAAAACCGCTTCATCAGAGGCATAAAGCCCCGTTTTACGGGATACAAAGCCAGCCTCGCGGCGGTAGCGTTCGGCGGCGCGCGCGAAAATGCGGCGAAGCTGGCGACGCCAGAATTTAGGAGCCTTCAGGCGGGCTTCGATGGCTTCGGGGATTTTGTCCTTGAATACTTTTTTGGTATCGATGCCGTATTCGGCGGCGGCATAGTGGATCAGACCGGCGAGACTCCAGCCGATACGTTTCTTGAAATAAATATCTTTGGCGGCAGCCTCGGCGAGGACACGGATGTCGTCGTCCGAAGCGTCCAACCCTGCCGAACGGACGGCAGGCGGCAGAATGGTCAGATTGTCGAGCAAGGTTTTCAGACCGTCTTCGGCGCGGACACGCGCGGCGGCGGGCTGAATGCCGCCGTCCAACTGACGGACGACCAAATCAGTAAAGAACGAACGCGCTTTTGACGCTTCGGCAGGTTTCAGGCTTTCAAATCCTTCACGCAACACAGGCGGAATCAGCAAAAAGGCTTTGGCGGCGTAGTCTTGCTGCGCCGCCTTGCCTTTAATAACGTTATTGCTGATATTGCCCATGATTTTTTCCTGTGAAAGGTCGTCTGAAATACCTGTCTGTCCAGGTGGTCAAGCGTCTGTCCGCTTTGTCTTTGCTCCGTTAGAATGGAAGCTCCTAAACAACCTTCCCGGAGACTTGAAATGAAGCTCAATCGCGAACTTCAAAGAAAAATATTGTCTGTCCTGACAGAATGCTTCCCCCAAGACCCGCCACCAAATTTCCTTAATACCTTGCGCGCCGAATACGGCGAGGATGAAACAGACGGCAATCTGATGTATTTGCAAATGCACGGACTGGTCAGCTTCACACTCACCCGCTTCTTAAGCGGGGCGTATTCCATCGATTATGTGAAACCGACCGAAAAGGCTTTTGATTTCCTTGCCGAAGACGGCGGTCTTTCTGCGGTTTTAGGGGTAGTTACGGTCAGACTGGATGCGGAAACCCTGCGGGAACTGGTCGCCCTGAAAATAGACAAGGCAGACATTCCGACCGGTCAAAAAGAAACTCTGCTTAAAATTATTCGCTCTCTGCCGGAGGAGGGGTTAAAGCGGTTATCGTCCCGATTGATTGAGTTCGCTTTGGACAAGGGCGCGGATTTAGTGAAACTGCTTGATATATCCGGCGGCCTCTAATCGTTGCCAAGTGGCGAAATCGGATGCTGCCGACTTCGCCCAACTCAATATCAAATTCTTCAACCATGCGGTCTGAACCTTCAGGCTCGGATACCATCAGTCGATTACCGGTATCGCACCATATGTACTGGTCGGTTTCATATATCTGCATGGTTTCATCTCAATGCTTAAAATAGTCCTGAATTCTTTCTTCGATTTCCGCGTCCAGCTTTTTCTGCTCGATTTTGTAGTCCACATAGAGCCAAACGCCGAGCGCGGCGGCAAAAACAATGCCGATAACTGCGATGATGCTCATTGCCCCACCTCCTGCGGAATTTCAGCGTCGCCGCCCATGTGGTCGAATGTCGGCGATTCGTAAGCGCGGACAGCTTCCGTTTCAGGCAGCGTTTGCGGCGGCTCGGGCGGCATCGGGTCGCGGGGCGAACCGAGCATAAAAGACGAAGCGGCGAGCATCAGAGCGAGGATGATGTAGCGGATTTTGATTTTCATGATGTTTCCTTGTCGGGTCGGGTTCAGGCAGCCTTAAGGTCGTCTGAAACAGGGTTTACTTTCATTTTTCTGCCGGAGTATGCAGCGCGGGCTATTTTTTCGTCGATGGCTTCAAGCTGTCGTGCGGCTTCGGAAAGCTGGAGAACCGGCAAGCCCAAGCTGAACACTACGTTTTGCTGATTCAGCATATTGCCCAGTCGGGCGATTTCCTTTATCAACTTCTGACTATCTTCCAGAGCCTTGCTTTGCTCCGGCGTAACCAGCCAATTTCTGACGACTTCCGCATCGTTGTAAGCCGCCAACGGCTGACGGTCTGCATTTCGTTCAAAGAGCGCGTCACGCTCCAAGCCGTTCATGATTTTTGCGTTTTTGGTTTTACTGCTTGCCAACGTTTCACCGATATTTCGAATTGCATCAGCATGGGCTTTAGTCTTGAAAAGACGCGACTGCCGCCCTGAGAATCCCCATTTCGGGACGATTTCGCCGTTCATTTTTCTTTCCCTTTACAACAAATTTTTCTGACTGCTGCCGCCGTGTTGTTCGATGATTTCGTCTGCCGTCATCTGCGGCGGCACCAAGGCGGGGTTTTGATGCAGCGGACTGGGCGGGGAGATGGTTTTGATGACTTCCGTCGCCGCCACGCCCGACCAGCCGCACGAAGCATTCAAGCACTGCACCGAGCTATAACGGACGCGGTCTGTCAT